CTACATCTTTTCTAAAATATTAGTCGTTTTTGTTTCTTCTTCACTGTATTTTTCTTCTAATAAATGTGAGTAAACAGATGTAGTAATTGCTATATTTTTATGACCTAACCGTTTTGAAATATAGTAAATAGAAATACCTTTGGCTAATAAATATGAACAATGTGTATGTCTAATAGCATGTGATGTAATGATAGGTATTTCATTTACTTCACATGCTTTTTTTAATGTTTTGTTTATTGCATTCACAGTAATAATACTACCAGTATCTTTAAAAATGTAACCATCATAACTGATGATTAAATTATTTATCATATCTGAAATATGTTTCATATCTGATTTGGCTACACTTACATATCTAGGAGAAGTATCTGTTTTATGTTCGTTAATGTATATTTGATTTTTCAACTGGTTTATATATTCTAACTTCATATATCTAACACCGCTGATTCGACAACCAGTACAAATCATGATAAATAAAGCTAATGCTGATCTACTATTTATAGTTTTTAAATATGCTTTTAACTTTTCATAATCGTTTAAAGATATATATTTTTCTTTTTCTGGCTTAGTAGGATTGCCAGCTTTATAATTCACTTTGTAAGTTGGATTTTTGTGTATTAACCCATCATAAACTGCGTCTTCTAAAGCAGAACGAATAGCACCGTTTGTTTTTCTTATCGTTTCTTTAGCGTGTTCTTTAGAAAAGTCATTTATAAACTTTTGATAGACTTGTTTGTTAATTTTTGATAATTCCGTGTTACCAATTTTATGATCCTGAATATGCTTTAAAGTAAAACGATAATGACGATAAGTGTTTTCATTAACAACTGGTTGTTTATATGTTTTAATCCAGTTCTCAAAGTATGCTTTTAATGTAATATTGTGGTCTGTATTAAAACCATTTCGCAACTCATTAAGTTTATCCATTCCTGCAGAATTTGCCTCTCGTATTGTCCTAAAACCTTTTTTGCGATATCGTTTACCTTCATATTTAAACTCATATTGCCACTTTTCACCATCATAACGTCGTGTTTGCATACTATCTCTCCTCAAAAAGGTAAAAATAATAAGGGTAAGTATATTACCCTTTTAAAATATTCTCAAATTAAACCTTTAAAAATAAGTAATAATATTATTAGAATTACAAAATAAATTAATATGTATATTAAATACCCTTTTATTGTCATTTTCTTTTCTTGAATACGTAGAATTAGATAAAAAGAATGTAAAAACAACATAACGATTATGATGATAGTACTAAAAAGGAAATAAAACATAATAAGAAATAGTCCTTTCTCACATAAGAAATATTAGCTGTTGTTGATTTTGTGGTTGTTGTGATTTACATCTCTTTAATGTATCAATTATTTGAGTTATGATCTAATTTACTTTCGACATTTTTAAGCACTTTTCGTACTTTATAATTAGAAATATTTTTAGGTAAAGCGTATTTAAAATATTTATTTTTATTTGTTTGTACTTCATAAATTACTTCACTTAATTTTATTTTACAATTTAAAATTTTCAAAATTAGTCTCCTTACCAATAGAATCTTAATTTAGTACAAAAAGTCATAAAGCATAATTGCAATAATAAAGATGCACAATGCATATAATATAGTCCATATAGCGTAAGTTCTTTTTAAAATTCCCATTTTTATTTTAATAAACATATATGCATTGTATACAAATAATAGTATACATATACCACATAAAATAAAAAGCCAATTTATAACTAGAGTCATTTCTACACCTCGAAACTATACTGCTATACTGAATTACTTTTGTTTATATATAAAACCATCACTAGATACAGAATAAATAATAGGGGTAGGTGAACTACCCAGTTATTTATTCTTGAAATAGTAATCAATGTAACTTATAATATATTTAAGATAAATCGAGAAGGATTAGCTCTGGGTCCCCGAATGGGGGTAGGCGTAAGCTGAGAATTCCTATGACCCTGGGGTTATCTTTTTTTATTTGCTTTTTTAATGTTATCTATCCTCATGATAAATGCTTCTTGACATTTAAGTAATAAACGCTCTTTCAAGTTTTCTTTCTCCATCCCTCAACTTCCTTTGGAAGCATTACATTATCTTTACTTATTAATCCCTCTTATTTCAACATCATATAATTCTTTGTATCTTTGTCTCATTTTACTATCTAAGAATTCTTCGTATGAAGAATTAAAGAAATCAGCAAGAATTAGTGCGTCCTTCATTTTAGGGTCTTTTTGATGATTTTCCCACTCCCATAAATGATGTGGTTCATAATCAGTACCGTAAATTTTATTGAGTTTGTTTGTTAATTCATCGATTTCTAAATTATTCTTTTTACGTAAATTATATAAAGTGTTCATCTTATATTTCTCCTTTATTATATTTATATTAAAGCGCCGCTAGGACGCTGTTAATCAATTTGATGTAGTTCATATACTCTTAACGGCTCAAACGTAATAGAGTAAAATAAAAGGGTACTAAGTACCCAATAAATTATTTGCCTGTTGCGTCTATATAAGTATCTCCATTTGAATCAGTTTTTTTGTGTACCTACTGGAACATCACTTTTACCAAACGCTGATGGGTGACCACCAGAATGGTTTTGTGGCACTTGTTCCATTTGTGACTCGTTATGCGTAGTAGGTTTTGCTCTATTCCATTCATCAATTTCAGCTTGTGTCATATAACCTTTATTGTTTTGTGGATTTTGATTGTTGTTACTTTGTTGCTGATTATTTTGTTGTGTTACTTGAGCTTGTTTACCTTCTGTGCGTTCATTATTACCGTTGTTGTCTTGTGCTTTGCCATTGTCGTTTTTAGATGTGCTTTCAGATTCATTGTTAGCAGTATCATTATAACTATCATCTGAACTAGCTTGTTGTTTATCGTCGCTAAAAGTGTCGTTTGATTTTTCTTTGCTATCTGCTTTTTTATCTTTCTTTGAATCATTAGGTTTCTTGTTTGATTTGCTTTCAGACTTCTTATTATCACCTTTATTTAAAAAATATCTTATCTTCATCGTAAGCATCTACAGAATTTGCAATGTATACTCGTGTTTTTAAAATTAAATAATCTTGATTTCTTTTAAAACTAACTTCAGGAAGATTGAATTTAAATTCTTCACTTCTTTGTTCCTCTTTATTAATATTTATGTTTTTGTGTAAAATAAGGGTTTCTAATTCGTTTTCTAATACAGGTATCTGACTGCGTTCATCAGGGTTGTCATACTTTTCTATTAAAGATAGTTCAATTTTATTAACAATTTGAGTTGTATTTCCACCATATAAGTTTATTATTCCTGACAATGAATCGTTAGGTGAAATGTATTCAGATTTGACTAAAGTGTCTACTTTAAGAGAATTAATACCTATAGAAGTTAATAAATTTTCGAACATGATATTTCCTCCTTTAATCTATTCAGATAATAAAATAACCAAGTGACCTATGAAAGAAAAGAAACCTAATAACAAAAAAGCTAAGGCTATAGTCCTGCAAGTCCTTTTATAGGTAAGCCCTTCCGTCTGCGATAAAAAGAAACTGAAAATATATAAAACGAAGCTTGTTATAAATAATGTAATAATAAGATAACCCAATTAAAACACTTCCTTATAGACGCTGTTAATCAATCTTATGTAATTTGTAAACTCTCAACGGCTCAAACGTAATAGAGTAATCGCCGTAGTGAGTGCCAATGCCGTGTTTTTGTTTATAGTATTCTAATATTTCCAATACGTGTTCTTCACTTAATTGAACATATTGTGCTAGTTCATATAAGTTACTTACACCGTAGTGATGTGCCTCAACGATAATTCGCAAAGGCAGTGCTGACTCGTACCCATGACGTCTTGCATAATTTTCAAACTTGCGATTGTTAAACTGAGATTGATCTAATATGTTTCCATATGTAAGTTTATGATGTGCGAGTTCTTCGTATAGAACTTCGGCTTTGCGTGTTTCGGGTAGATTTTTATCAATAAGTATAACTCCGTTATCATAAAAACCTTCAAAATCTCCTTTTAAAGCAATACCATCATCAATAGGAATATGCCTATTTTTAATAACTAAATCTTCGTACAGTGACACAAAAATCTCCCCTTAATTATTGCGATGTGCTTTTCTTACTAATTCAGCGTATTTTCTAATTTCTGCTAATTCTTCTTCTGTAAAATCACCGTCTAAATGTGCGGCAAGTGTATCTTGTTGTATTTCTTTTTCTCCCTCTGTAATTCTTGATTTAGGTACATTAAAGTAATCTGCAAGTTGTTGGATTCTTTTTATACGTGGATATTTAGTTTGTTGAATCCAATTTGAGACTGTGGGTTGAGTTACTCCAATAGCTTCAGCAAGTTCTTTTTGGTCTATATTTCTTTCTTTCATAAGTTCTTGTAGGCTTTCAGATAATTTTTTTCTAACGTTGTTATTTTCCATAATTGTCTCCTTTAATATTACTTAATGTAATATTAACTTACCACACCTAACATTACTTTACAATACTTTTTATAACTTTTTCCGAAAAAATATAACTTTATCCGTTAACAAGTAATTTAAAGTAATATAAAGTTATACGTGTGAAAGAGAGGTGAACGACATGCCAGAACAATTAACTGTAAGAAAATGGAGATTGATTAGAGATTTAAAACAACAAGAAGTAGCAGATATTTTAGGGGTGAACTCTAAGACTGTCGGTCATTGGGAAAAAGAAGAAACTGATTTAAGCAATGTTACAGTTTATGCTTTAGCAAAGTTATATGATGTAGAAGTCGACCAAATAAAAGTGTAAAAAATTTTGCTATTTGTATAACTTTTTATAACTTTTAAAAGGAGGAAAATATGGACGAATTACAACTTAGTAATGACTTAACCACAATAGAAACAGAAATTAAAAGTTATCAAAACATCGCTGGTCAATCTATTTTCGAGATTGGTCGTAGATTGAAACACGTTAAAGAAAATGACTTAGCACATGGTGAGTTTGGCAAATGGCTTGAGAAAGTGAATTTAAACCAACGTGTAGCACAACAGATGATTAAGATTTACGATACTCCAGAATTGAAAACGAGGATGTCCTCGAATTTAGGAATGCAAGCATTATACGAAATTGCCACACTACCTGAACCTGAACGCACCAAAGAACACACAACATCAAGTGAAGAAACAAAAACACCTGATGAAATGACAGTTCGAGAACTACGTGAATTAAAAAAACAACTCAAACAACGCGACGAACAAAACGCCCAACTCCAATCACAAGTGAAACAAGCACAACGTTCTGAGTCAATTGCACGTAAGAAACTAGAGCACGCAGAGAATAGGGAGCCTGAAGTGATTGAGAAAGAAGTTGTTAAAGAGGTTGTGCCCGATGAAGTGAAACAACAACTCGAACAATTCAAACAAAAATTTGAGCGTGAAAGTAATAATGCTAATGAACTACGTGATGAATTGCAGCGATACAGAAACAGTTTCAGCGACCCTAACCAAGCGTATGAAGAAAAAGAATTGACTAGGTTAGAACGTGAATCGAGCATCAACGCTCATAAGATAGCAATTAGTATACAAAACTTCATTAAAGAGAATTCAGTTGAAACATACAGATTAGATACAGTCATCAAAGCAAATCCAAAGTCGAAAGAAAGACTACAAGAAAATGTAGCATTGCTGAAAGAATTTACTAGCAATTTAGAAGCAATGTTAAACGGAAGAATCATCGTAAATTAGGAGGAAATGGAAATGCAAGAAAACTTATTAAGAATTAATCCAAATGAAATGTATTTAACAATTGATTATTTATTAAAACAAATTCAAAAAAATCCAGACCCACAGTTGATTGAGGCAACTGCGAATCTGGTGAATGCGTATAAAAACGTCACTGATTAATTCGGAAAGAAATCAGTTCCAACGTTATTAGTTGTATTGATATTGAAATAAATGACTTTATTTAAATCAATAACTCTGTCCTTAGGTTCTAAAACGTGAATATAATCATTTCCAGTATGGTCGGTAGCCAATTTTCTGATTAATATTTTTTCGTTGTTTACTAATTTTAGAGTTAGAGAATCAATGTTTTCAATATCTAAATAACTAGTAATCAAATTTCTATTCATAATACGCACCTCCCTTCTTAAAGGGATAACAACATTATACACGAAAGAAGGAATTAAAAATGGCAAAATGCAAAGATGAACTAATCTTTTTACAAAATCATATCAAGCAAACAAACGAACAAGGACAGCAGTTAGAACAAATCATTAACAGAATGTTAGACATGGAAGACCGTGTTGAAAACAGAGTTTCATATGTTGAAGAAATGGTTGAAGAAATCAAGAAAGAAGTACCTATCACATATGAACAACAAAAAGAATTACAATCTATCGTTCAATTAAAAGCAAATCAATTCACAAGAGATTATTACAAAGACGGATTCAATGTTGAAAGCCAATATCAAAATGAATTATTCAAAAAGAAAAAAGGACAATTCATTCGTGCAATGTGGACACGCTTAAAAGAATATTTCAATGTGCCACGTTATACAGCGATTCAAAAAGTCGATTACGACCGTACAAAACAGTTTTTAACGATGATTGCGTTTAAAGATTTCAAGCCTCATGAAATAGAAGATAAGGCAAGTTGGAATATTCCGGGTTTAGTAGAAGAATAACCCACAATCGAACAAACAACTTAAAGGAGGAAATCAAATGACTGAACAAAATAAAAAAACCCAAGCTACTCATGTCAGTGAGCAGAATGAGGAAAATGAATTAATCGAAATAGCATCATCTTTAATTACTGATTATAACAATGCAAACGTTAATAACTTGTTGGAATATGCATCTAGATTACTTAGCCATGTCAATAACGGTTGAATTAGGATTAATATTATTTTTCATAGATTCTATAGTATTTTTAGCTGATTGCTTTGTAGTGTACATCTCTGAAGTAGCAACAATTTCACTATTACGAGATTTAACCACGAAATAGTATTGAGCGTCTGAAGACCTATAAATTAGAAAATTCATTACTATCACCTCCTCATAAGGAGTATAGCAGAAAGGAGTGTGCAGTATTGAATGACCAAAACAAAAAATCTCAATGTAGCAACGACCACATCAAGATTACTGGTTGGGAAATAGTTGATATTAATAGGAAACTAAATTTCTTTAATTACTTACTAATAATTTTAATAGTGCTAGAAGCATTCCAAATACTCCTGTTATAGAAGGGATTAAGACTTTAAAAGTCGTTTTCCAGAAAGCTTTTCTACCAACGGTGATTATACCAAACAATCGAACAAACAATTTAAAGGAGGAAATGGAATGAAATATTTAAATCTAATCAAAAAAGCACTCTTAATAGCAACTACTGCAATAGTTACTAAAAAGGTGCTTGATAGAAAAAGACCTAAACTTATTCATCAATTAAACATTAACGGAAAAGATTTAGAAATTAAAAAATTAAAAATAAACAAAGCTATTAGAGAATTAGAAAAATCTAAAAACACGATTGATGAATTAATTGATGAAGGTATACCATTCGAGACTACTTTCTAACAAAATCGAGTTTACATCTTGGACATTTATTGTGTTTCTTCTTGGTTGTAATTTTCATACGTTTACCACAATTAGGACAAGATGTCTCGATGGTCATATGATCCTTAGCCATAGGCAACACCTCCCTTCACAAAGGGATAACAACATTATACACGAAAGGAGCACCTAAGATGATGCAAACACTTAGCGTAACCGTCCCAATTCCCGACACACATGTACTCATCGCAAAAGATGAATACGATGAATTGTTAAATTACTCACTTGATCCAGTTTGGGACTTAAAAGAGTTAAAACGCAAATTGAAAATGTCATCTGATGACACTATCAAAGACAGATTATTATTCAATCCTAAATTTGAAAAGTTACTTAAACAACAAGGAATCGCACATTATCCAGATGAAAGTTTAAATCGTTGGAGATTCAACGCAAGAAAGATGAATAAATTCATTGATGAACATTTCGAAGAAATACACAGAAAGGGGAGATGAATATGAAGATACTACAACTCATTAAAATAGCACTCCTAACAGCAATTTTGGTAGAGGAAGTTAGGAATGCTAAGAGAATTAAGAATAGATTAAATTACTTAGATTCTGAAATAACGAAATTAAGAGTTATTGATCTTCGGGTGCCAAACTAACCGCAGAAATCTTTTCGTAACAAACAAAAAGATGAGTCAAATTAATTTGAGTATTACCTGAATATAACATTACTTCTTTTAAGTTAAAACCAATTTCCAAATCATGATAATTTTGTGCGTCATCACTTAAATTTTGGAGTTGGCTTATAAAATTATCATCTTTATTTTCAGAAGTATAAGGTTTCCCAATAACCAAATTACCATCGAGTACAATCATCATTTTGAAATTGTTATCTAAAGCATTCGATAGATATTGACGTACTAAATCTATTTTTACTTCGTTCTCCATATTTCTCACCATCCTTTCACGTTAGATAAAAGGATTATAGCACGAAAATATGGAGCGAAAATTAATTGCAGTAAAGATATACAAGTATACAACAGAAAGGAGTGTTACCAATGAACAAATCATTCTTAATCGCATTATTAGCATGGGTAGTGTTCTCGCTGTTCTTCACTTTTGCAGGAATAAACTTCATCACTGCAGTAGGAGTTGCAAATGTTATTAGTATTGGAGTGTTTATATTCTTCGAATACATCTACTTCGACAACAAAAAAAAGACTGAATGCTAGTCGGATAGCATTCAGTAAAAAAAGTAAAAGTTTAGAAAAAAGGCACAAATAAATTATAAAACTAGGAGAGGTATTATGCAAGAGCAATTATTGGAATTACTCAAAATCGCATGGCAGAACGAATGGCGACTTAAATCTCAACTAGCTGAACGTGATGAAGAATTAGAGCGTCAACGACGAATTATGCAATCAGAAATCAATATGTATAAAGAACAAAAAGAAATGTACAAAAGAGCATTCAAAATTTTAAAAGGAGAATGTGCAGATGAAAGAAACAGTGACTTATCTCATTAAACGTAAAGACATTGACGATGAATTATATATTACTAATCGCCCTAGTGAAAACTTTCCAGATATCAAATACTCAACTAATAGACGAGACGCAAAAGACTTCGACGGTATGGATAACTCAGTAATTGACATGACTAAACACAAAGCTATTAAAAAAATCGTTAAAGAAACAACTGAATATGAGGAGGTTGAGTATGACTGAACAAACATTATTCAATCAATTAAACAGTAAAGATGTAAATGAACATGTAGAAAAGAAAAACGGTTTAACTTATCTTGCGTGGTCTTATGCACATCAAGAACTAAAGAAAATAGATAGCAATTACACAGTTAAAACACATGAATTCCCACACCCAGATATACCTTTAGAAAACTATTTTGTACCATATTTAGCTACACCAGAGGGTTATTTTGTACAAGTGTCAGTGACTGTTAAAGGTCAGACTGAAACAGAGTGGTTACCAGTATTGGACTTCAAAAATAAGTCACTACCTAAAGGTAACGCAACAACATTTGATATAAACAAAGCTCAAAAGCGTTGTTTCGTGAAAGCTGCAGCACTTCATGGATTAGGTCTTTATATCTATAACGGCGAAGAAGTACCAAGTGCAAGCGACAATGCAATTACTGAGTTAGAAGATAAAATAAATCAATTTGTAACTTTATCACAAGAAAAAGGTAGAGACGCAACATTAGATAAAACAATGCGTTGGCTAGGCATTAGTAACATAAACAAAGTGAATCAAAAAGAAATCGCACAAGTATATCAAAAATTAGATGCAGGACTAAAACAGTTAGATAAAAAGGAGACTGAATAATGAACAAAGTAAATCTAATCGGAAATATAGTAGCTAATCCAGAACTAAAAGGTCAAAACAGTAATGTGGTTAATTTCAGAATTGCAGTCCAACGACAATTTAAGAATAAACAAACGAATGAATACGAAACAGACTTCATCAATTGTGTTGCGTTTGGTAAGACTGCAGAAATTATCGCTAATAACTTTACAAAAGGTAATAAAATCGGCGTTACTGGTTCTATTCAAACTGGTAGTTATGAGAATAAGCAGGGTCAGAAAGTGTTCACTACAGACGTTGCAGTTAACAACGTAACTTTTATTGAACGAAAGAATAACAATCAATCTAACAACCAACCACAACAGCAAAGTGGTAATAATCCATTCAATAATGACAACAACGTAAATATAGATAATGACGATTTACCATTCTGATTGGACTGATTAAATGGCTTTAATCAAAAATTACATCACTGAAGATGATGGCACAACAACCGTCGTCATCTCTGGTGTTGAATTAGGAAACAAAGAAACGTTACTACTCGATAACGGTTTAGAAGTCGAGGTCGATGTGCAGGTCGTAGATCCGTTCAAAATCACTGGTAAACAACGTAGAAAGATATTTGCACTTGTAAAGGACATACAGGCTCATACAGGCTCGCCAATGGATTACATGAGGCATTTATTCATCGAATACGTAAGGACTTACTACGGCTACGACAACCGTATTTCATTAAGTGACTGTACACGTACACAAGCAGGCCAAGTTATAGAAGTAACGTTGGACTGGATATTCCACAACGATATACCACTTAACTATAAAACAAGCGACCTACTAAAAAATGATAGATCATTTCTTTACTGGTCGACGGTCAATCGTAACTGTGTCATATGTGGCAAACCACATGCAGAACTTGCACATTATCAAGCAGTAGGACGAGGACGTAACAGACGCAAGATTAATCATATAGACAACAAAGTATTAGCTTTGTGTTCAAGTCATCATCGAGAACAGCACAACATAGGCATGGACAGTTTTAATGAGAAATACAAATTACATGACAGTTGGGTGGACGTAGATGAACGACTCAATAGAATGCTTAAAGGAAGGTGAATGTATGAAAAAACGTGATCATATCATTTATCTATCGATACTGATCCTAAGTTTAATAGCGATTGTTCTTTCAATTGTTTCTCTTTGTATTTAGTAATATAAACACCTTTACTAGTGTAAATTTCAAAATTGTAAGCATTCAAAATTTTTTCTAAATCAAAAACAATAAATATCTTATGAGAAGCATAGGCATTTAGGTTAATTGGTAACAAACTGCTTTCATTTCTAATGTGTTTAGTTTTAGTTAATAACACTTTGTTTTGAATACATTCAAATTTTGAGCTTTTATCTTCATCTATTAAGACTATTTTAGTGATAGAAACTGGATTTTTAGTTTCATTTATTACATTCAATTCAAATACATTCCTTTCATAAGAGACAAAATGATTTTTTAAATCTACTGAAATTTTCAATTGATTTTCTTTGTAGTCATGCCAGTACTTATAAGCTGTTAAACATAAAGAAATTATTGAAACTATTAACGCAATTAAAGAAATCCAATTCATTTTTTAACACCTCAAAAATATTATATCAAAAAGGAGTTGAGTGGATGAACAACTTGTTGATTGACGATTATCCAATACTCGTACTGCCTAAGTTAGCAACTGAGATAGGACTTAACGAGGCAATCATATTACAACAAATTCATTACTGGTTAAATACCAGCAAGCACCATCATAATGGTAAAAAATGGATTTACAATTCTTACCCTGAATGGCAAAAGCAATTTACGTTTTGGAGTGAAAGGACTATCAAGCGTACATTTGGAAGTTTAGAAAAACAAAATTTATTACATGTTGGCAACTATAACAAAGCTGGCTTTGACCGTACAAAATGGTATTCAGTTAATTATGAAACGTTAAACAAACTAGTGGAACGACCATCGGGACAAAATGACCCGACGATGAGGTCAAATTGGCACGATGGAATGGGTCAAAATGACCCGACCAATACCAGAGACTACACAGAGACTTCTTCAGAGAGAGACAAGGACGTCGTGTCACATGTATTTCAATACATTAGTAATAATTTAGAAATTATACAAAGTCCATTAAAAGCACAACAACTAGAAGAGACTATAAATGACTTTAAAGATAACAAACTAGACATCGTTACTGTAGCTACTGATTACTGTAAAGAAAACAACAAAGGTATTAACTACCTTATCAAAGTATTAGAGAACTGGAATAAAGACGGTGTCGATACTAAAGAAAAAGCAATAGCTAAGGTTACACCTAAACAACCTAAAGAAGATGATTACTTAGCTAGGAAGAAACAAGAAATATTAGGAGGTTAGACATTATGCCAATGACTAAGGCTGAAGCATTCGAAATCATAGAGCTAGTTAATAATGTCTACGATATGAAGTTTAATGATACCAAGTTTGACTTGTGGTTAGAACAAATCATGAATTATGGCGACTACGACAGAACCTTACACAAAACTAAGAAATACATTAGGGAAAGCCGTTATAAACCTACAATTGCACAAATTATTGATCGTAAACCACCAGAAATGGAAAGTGCAGTGATACCAGAAGAACAAACTGATAAATATAGAATGCAGCATGATAAAGAATTCAGAGAAAAACGGCAACAATTTCGTCAACAATGGCAAAAAATGAAAGAAGATTGGGGGTTAGATGATGACTATTGATGTATTGAACACCGAAGAATCGATAATTTCTAATCTTATGCGTAACCCAGAGTTACTAGGCAAATTCAGATTAAAACCAGAGATGTTTACTGACGAGAAGTTAAAAGGGTTCCTTGAATATGTACTCGAACAAGGCAAAGTTGACGTTAATCAAATTTATTTTAAAAGTCGTGATGACAACGAATTTATATCTACTGAGAGACTAGGTCGTATATACAACTCAGAGGGAACTGACAAGGTGTTTTTTATGGACGACCAATTGAACCTATTACAAGAATACGTCTTGTCACAGGCTCGTGAGAAGGTCTCAGAGTATCAATCAATGCCAACTAAAAACAATTTTAATTATTTGGTCGAGGAATTAGAAAAATTAAAAGGAATGACGATAAAAAAGGCAGACGCTACCGACAGTTTTTTAGCTGAGGTTGTTGAAAATATATTATCCGATGAACCAAAACAATTTATTAAAACAGGCGTTTCGTCTATAGATAATAAAATTATTGGTTTTGAACCAGGTCAACTCAATGTTTTAGGTGCTAGACCATCGTTAGGTAAAACAGCACTCGCTTTAACGATGATGTGGAATATTGCGAGACGAGGTTATCCAACAACATTTTTTAGTTTAGAGACAGGTGGCAACAACATTGTCGAGAGATTAGTAGCGTCTATTACAAATATACCACTTACCAAAATAAAACAAGGTAACGGACTTGATGACAATGAAGTGTCAAATGTTATGAAAGCTATTGACCAAATTAAGAAATGTAAGTCATTAAAGATTGAAGATCAAGCACAAATGACACCGCAAGACGTTAGGGAAGTAGCGTCGCAAAAGTCAGATAAACCTCATGTCATCTTTATTGATTACCTAACACTTATGCAATCAGACGTACCTCAAAGAGATAGAAGGTTAGAAGTCGAAAAGATATCTCGTGATTTAAAAATCATCGCTAAAGAAACGGGTTGTATCATCATCGCATTATCACAGTTAAGTCGTGGTGTTGAATCTCGTAATGATAAACGTCCTATGATGTCTGATTTACGAGAGGCAGGCGGTATTGAACAAGACGCTAACATGATTTTCTTTCTTTATCGTGATGATTATTACGACAAAGATCAAGTTGATGTGGATACTGGCAAGTCTGATATTGAGTTTATCATATCGAAAAATAAAGACGGAGAAACTGGCGTGGCACATATAGAATTTTATAAAAAAACGCAGAGGTTTATTGGATGAAAGTATACGAATATCAAAAATTACTAGGCATTATGTATCGCGAAGATTATCAAAACGACCCACTTATAGCTAAAACTTTAGTTGAATCTGGTTGGGCAGTCAAAAGATTATTAGAAAACGGAACAATATCCCCGTTTGACGAATATGAAGACGTCCAGGAGTTAATCATGAATGAAACGAAATGGAGAGATAAAGATGGGAATTATCGAAAGGTACTACCTATATAGAGAAGACGGCACAGAAGATATCAAGGTCATCAAGTATGAAGATGATGTGAATGAGGTTTATTCGCTCACAGGCGCCCATTTTAGCGATGAAAAGAAAATTATGACAGATAGTGAGCTAAAACGATTTAAGGGCGTGTATGACCTTAAATACGAAGAAGAACTAGGACTACAAGCAAACTTATTTGAATTTTTATAGAGGTGGCACATGGAAATAGAAATTAAATTTAATGAAACATATAAAGCACCTATTGGATCACCTCGCCCAAGGTTTCGTAATGCAGGTAAATTTGTTCAAACTTATATGCCAACATCATACACAAAGCACAAGACGTATATACAGGGACAAATGCCGAAATTATTAACAGATAAGAATTTGAAAGTGTCGTTGTACTTTTATTTTGAACCACCGAAAAGTTGGTCCAAGAAACGAAAGTTAATTGCAATAGGCACATATAAACGTACTAAGCCAGATGTAGATAACTTGATTAAGACAGTATTAGACGCTGCAAATAAACATGTGTGGCAAGACGATAATCAAGTAGTGCATATAGATAGTTACAAGATGTATGCCGAAGAATCGAAAATCGTCATGGTCATAAAGGAAGTGGATTAAATGCCAGAAGAAACAGTAAACGCGGAAGTCACAATCAAGGTGATTATACAAGAGGAAACAAATAACAAAGAACAATTGATCAAAGATATTGAAGATAGTCCGTCAGATGTATTTCAGGGCTATCACAGAGTAACTGGGGTATCTATAGAAGAATTTTAGGAGTGGAGTAAATGAAAGTAATCAAATGTGCAATAAAGCGAGAAGAATTAGATAGGATTTTAAATGAAAGAAATATGACATATACACAGTTCGCAAGTGAAATATACATTGATCAAACCTATCTATCTAGATTAGTAAACGGAGAAAGATATATCTCGGATAATGTAAGACGAAATATACAAAATTATTTGAAAGTAGAGTTTGACGATTTATTCGAACAAGTCGAAATAAATAAATCTAATGGTTACAAACAAATCCCAGAATTGATTTTAACTAAGAAAGAAATAATTGAATTAGTTGAAACAGGTAGTAAAGAATTGTTAATTAGTGGCAAAAAAATAAATTTAAAGGTGGTTAATTAAGATGATTGAACAAGTTCCAGAATTCTATAAAGGCGATGGGTTGAATTCAAAGCAATTGTACGAAATCCAAAGAGCAGAGATGAGACACGAAAAAGAATTAAAACGTAAACGTAGAGAAGAAAGATTAACTAGAGCCAAACGTTCATTGGAATTATTGAAAAAGAACAGAGTTGATAGTAGTTATTTTAGAAATCTAGAAAGAAATATTTTAATCGCAACAATCAAAACTGATTCATACGGCAGAGTGCAAAGGGGATAGAGAGATGAGGATAAAAGATTTAAATGCTGGAGATTGGGTGCAATTTATAGGAGATAATGGACAGTCGCAATATGGTAAGTATACTCAACGTTGCAAAAATTTAGTGACTGGTGAGGATTTTACCGACTTGATTATGCATAATGGACAAACCTACAGACTAACTGATAATGATGATTTTGTTGTGGTAGACTTACCGTTTACACAAAAGCTAGATGAAGTAGTGGGCGTATCTAATAGAACACCGAAACATTATCAAGGTAGTGACGGGATAGACGTGATTGAATTCTTATATCAACAACTTTCATTTGAAGAATTCAAAGGCTATATGAAGGGCAATATGATTAAATACCCTGTGCGTAGTGGCAGAAAAGACAATGAAAAAGAAGATATCAAAAAAGCGTATGACTATGCAGGAAGATTACTTGAAAAAATGGAGTGATTAATCATGATCTATATGTATGAACCATTTGCACATACTATCACTAAAACAACTGTTAAGCATTTAAGTTATATTACTGGTATTCCAGAAATGACAATATACCAACAGAAACACAAAGGTCAGTTTAACTATAAACTAAATTGTTTCTTTACAGACAAACTACCACGTATAAAAAAGAAACAAGAAATCAATGAGCTTATAAAAGTAAGTGATGAAGTTTGGAAGTTCAATGAACATTATCAATTGTATGTAAGTAATCTAGGTAGATTTAAGACATTAGACGGACAATTTAAATTTGCTAATAACAACAAAGGTTCATTGAACATCATTTACAAAAATAAACATCATCGAGCTAGCGACATAGTATTTAAAACTTTTATTGCAGGTATTCAGAATGGTATGCACGCGTATCCTAAAAATAGAATTTACAACGACATCACCGCAGATAATTTATTTGCAACGTCATTCAAGAAATATAGATTGTACAGAATAAATAAAGGTTGTTCTAAAGCGGTATATCTAATCGATTCTAATAACAACATTGTTGAAGAGTATTCAAGCACTAGAGAGGCTAGTAAGCATATGAATTTAGATAGAACGAATGTATCAAGGAAATGTAATAGAAACCACGTTGAAGATGGATTAATGTTCATGTGGGTAACTGATTACAAAGAGGCAGCACAATGACAACTAACACATTAGAACTCTCATCAACGATCAACCAACGTTATAAATACGATACAGCAGGCAAGACACCAACTCAGATACAAAGTGAATTGCGTAAAAAAGGCGTACAAGGTTTTGTGGTTAAGGTGGCTGGAAGTAAAGTCACGATGAAAGTATTAGAAGAACACATTAAAAGTAATAGGGAGTGTATGAGATGAACATCAAAAAACAACTATACACATTTAAAGCAACATGTACCAATGTTGTTGACGGGGACACGTTAGACATTGATTTAGATTTAGGGTTTGAAACATTTGCTAAAAGGCGTGTCAGGTTACTCAATGTTGATACGCCAGAGAGAGGTCAAGAAAATTATAGTAAAGCTACTAACTTTACTAAGCAATGTGTAGAGAATAAGAAAATATATGTTCAGACGTATAAAGATGATGCTTTCGGCAGATATTTAGCCAATGTCTTTTATGATACAGGTGATGAGATACGTTCGTTGAATGATGATCTGCACATTAATCAATTAATTAAACCTAATTCGAAATGGAATGAATCAAAATAATCAATTCGGAGGACAACGATAATGACTAATCAATTAGTAAAAGCAGTAGAAGAGTGGAGTATCGATAAAGGACTTGATAAAGGTAATAGCTTTACACAGTATGCTAAATCAAGCGAAGAAATGGGTGAGGTTGCTGCTGCACTATGCAGAGACAACACAGACGCTCTCAGAGACGGTATAGGAGACGTTGTTGTTACTTTAGTGATTTTGGCCCAACAAAATAATATGACGTTACGGGAGTGTTTAGAACAAGCTTATGGAGAGATTAAAGACAGAACAGGAGTCATGTCAAAAGACGGGAGCTTCATCAAATCAGAAGACATCGAAAGATAAAGATATTCTGACTAAAATTCGGGAGGTGTTGGGGAAGTGAACGACTTATTCTTATTAGGTTTATTAGCGATAGGTGTATTCGCTGTGTTGTATGTATTAACAATTATTGTAGCTCTAGCGTTATATAACAAAAATAAAAAAGAGTATGAAGAATTCAGAGATAAAGTAAATAAAGAACGCCGTGAATTTGAAGCTATGGCTTATAAGAGAATGGAAGAACAACGTAAAGAAATGAATCAATCAAGAGTAATATCCCATGTTAATAAAGAATTAGATAAACATTTTAAGGAGTGAGTGGGAATGTATGGTATTAATTACAAAAGCTTTTAAGAAATAAAAGAACAAATATTATATAAAAAAGTAACTGCTTGGACCGATGAAACATTAACGCTAGATGATGGAACAGTAATTGAAATAGTTGAAAGTGAACAAGACTGCTGTGCACACGCTGGGGGAACATGGACGAATGTAAAGCTAGACGCAGTTATTACTAACGTGAAAATAGAAGACGAAATTACACGTCCTCAAATTGAGGATTATCCATATGAAGAAAGTGAAAGTCTTGCTACTGTAGTTCTGTATCATAATCAAAATCCGATTGCACAAGGTGAATGTTATGCGGATGCAGGTAATGGTGACTTTTATTACAGTGTTTGCTCATTAAAAATTAAAGACGTTCATTATCCAGTGGTTGAACATTAATGACACAATACCTAATCACAACATTCACAGATTCAACAGGACGTAAACACAACCACGTTACACAGTCGAGAGATAATCAAACATTTACGGTGGTTGAGGCAGAGAGTAAGGAAGAGGCGTTGAAAAAATATGAGGAGGCAGACAATGATTAAACATATTTTAAAATTACTATTCACATTAGCAATGTATGAGCTAGGTAAGTACGTTACTAATGCAGTAATTGAACATTACAGATATAGAGAAGATGAAGTTGATAAACCACCACAAGACTTTAACCAACATGATCATATCCATTTAAACGCTGAGGTGAGTAACTAATGTGGATAATCATATCAATCATACTTGCAGTTATTATATTATTCCTTGTTGGAAATAATGGTATGTTACGTAATGAAAACAACGGTTTGAGATACACTAACGTATACTTATTTACTCGTTTTGTTAAAGATAATGGTGAAGAAGGGATTAGAGAGTTACAAGAGGAAATGGAAAAGGTAGCTAACAAGTTTAATAAAAATTAATAATTTTTTAAAAAGTAGGGTAGCTCAATACCATGATTTGATATAAAATGAAAAACACTATACAAACAATCTGGAGATGTTTTAAATGTTAAAGACTACCATTAAAGTTAAAAATGAAAAAAGAGAGCTAACTAACTTGGAACTACAAAAGATGCAAGATAATGCTTTAGATCATGGTATTGTTAGTAACAGAATAAGGGATAATTGGACTGAAGAAGAAGTGTTTAACGTACCTAAAGGTATGAGCCGTACTCAATATGCTGAGTATAAATCTTTAAAAAATTTAGAAATTGCTAATAAAAATGATAAAAGTAACGACACACGAAATACTCTAAAGAAACCATGGCTATATAAAGTAAGACAATTACATGGGCGTTCAGAGTATGTACAAAGTCAAATGGATAACAATTCTTTTGTCAAACTGAAAAAGGATTGCTATGGAAGAATGCAAAGAGTTTAAAATTAATTATATATATATTTAAGGTAAAGGTACTAATTTACTCTAGTACCTTTATAATTTATACTATTATTAGTACCTGGTACTAAATGTAGGTAACGGAGGTAGTAGATGTATACACGTGACGAAGTAAGAAACATGATAGACAATTATAAGTGGATGCGTAATATTATTGAAGCACAGGTATATGATGCAGATAGTACATCTACTGCACAGTATGGTATAGAAGCAGTAATGCCTAAAGCTAAAGGTGGTACAGGTGATAAGGTATTAGTCAAAGTGTTAGATAGGAATAGAGATTATCGACGTAATGTAAAGCTACTCAACAAGCTACAGTTCATTGATAAGTACGAGGAATATGTAACAGATGATATGAACTATCACATACTACAATTGATTAAGATAGGTATCAAGCATAAGACTATCATGGAACTCATGGAGATAAAGAGCAAGTCTACATTCTATGGATGTGTTAATGAGATAGTCAATGTATACATGGATGCACAACAAGGTTACTATGATTAATCGAACCAATCGAACACATCGAACCATTCGAACTATGTGTGCACGAATGATATCAATAATATTATACTAGAGTCATACGATACGAATACAAGAGGCACATCACATAGTGGTGTGTCTTTCTTTGTTATATAAGAGGTTTAACTATGGAAGATTACAATGAATTCAAAGTACGTAAACAGTTCTACAATAGTAAATCTTGGGAAGATGTTAGACAACAAGTTTTAAAGCGCGATAACTATGAATGCAGTTGGTGTCGTGAGGAAGGTAGAGTAACGACAGATAAGCTTGAAATAGATCACATAGAAGAGTTACAGGATAGGCCGGATTTGAAATTGGAACCTGATAATTTAAGAACGTTGTGCCGAGCTTGTCACAACAAAAGACATCAACGATTTCAATATGGTGGAAATCAATTCAAACCAAAAGAAATTAAATGGAGAGATGAAAGATGGTAGAAGTGTGGAAGGATGTAGGCGAAACAAATTACCAAGTATCAAGTAAAGGTAACGTTCGTAACAAACATACCAATAGAATATTGGCACAATGGATACATGATGGTAGATATAAAAGAGTTTCTTTCAATGGAAAAGGGCATCGAGTTCACAGACTCGTTGCTCTTTATTTTATTGATAATCCACTAAATAAAGAAGAAGTTAATCATATTGATGGAAATAAATTTAACAACAATGTAGAAAACTTAGAGTGGGTTACAGGTGAAGAAAATAATAATCATGCTTTGAAGGAAAATATTAATTTCAGACCTTTATCAAAAGAAAAAGTTATTAATATTTACAACTATTATCGAAGTAATAAAAATATAAAAGAAGTTTGTAATCGATTTAATATTTCAAGAAGTACTTTATATCAAATAAGAACTAAAAGAACTTATAAAGATTATTTAGAACATGTATAATTACCGCCCCCCATTAAAACAAATGAACAAAATTTTATTTCAGGGAGAACGGCGTGAGGGCTCGATTTCGCAACTTTTTGAAAAAATTACACATATAACCTATACCCCCACCTCTACATGAAGAAAGGAGTGATTTTGTGAAAGTAAGTGACAATGATAAGAATGTAATTAAAGAGCGTAAGCGATTAGAAGAAATTTACAAAGATATTCCATCAGAAAAGTTGAAAGTTTTTGAAGGCTTAATTATACAAGCAGCAAGATTACGTGTCATGCTCGATTATATGTGGAAAGACATTCAAGAAAATGGCGAATACACCATGTTTCAACAATCACAGAACTTACCATCGTATGAACGCGAACGTCCAGTAGCACGTTTATACAACACACGTGACCAATCATACCAACGTGTGATTAAGCAACTTACTGACTTGTTACCCAAAGAAAATAAGGCAGTTGAAACAGATGAACCTGTTGATGATTATGTATGATCAGAAACAAATATGTTGATGAGTATATTCAACAATGGCGTGATGGAAAGATAGTCTTTAATCAAGAACGAATCGATTTAATTGAGTATCTTGAAAATGATGTACTCACTCTTTCAAATGTTCATTTTGAAGAAGAAAAAATAGAAAAGTGTATAAAGTTTATTGAAAAATGGTATTTTCCAACTCAACCATTTCAGCGTTTTATCATTGCTTTCTTATTCTTGATAGATGATGTTGAAAACACACCATACTTCACTGAATTTGCTTTGTTTATGGGACGAGGGGCAGGTAAGAATGGTTTCATCAGTGCAATAAGTGATTTTTTCACTACTCCTATACATGGTATTAAAAAATACGATATTTCAATAGTTGCGAACAGCGAAGAACAAGCAAAAACATCATTCAATGAGATATACGACGTTTTATTAGAAAATAAGCGCAATAAAACAGGAGAACGACCTAAAGCACCTTATGAAGTAAGTAAAACGGAAATTAAAAACCGTTCTACTGGTTCAATTATTAGATATAACACTTCTAATACTAAAACTAAAGATGGTGGTCGTGAAGGTTGTGTAATCTTTGATGAAATTGCTATTTATGAAACAGCGGATATGGTAAACGTCAAACGTGGTGGTTTAGGAAAAGTGCCGCATGACAGAACGTTTTACATTTCAACTGACGGTTTTGTCCGTGAAGGCTTTATGGATGACATGAAAGATAGAATCTTAGAAGTGTTGGAAGGCAAGAATACAGAAGATAGGATTTTCCCATTTTATTGTAAACTTGATGATCCTAAAGAAGTTGATGATGAAACGATGTGGGAAAAAGCTAACCCAATGCTACACCCACCATTAACAGGATATGCAAAGAATTTAAAAAGAAAAATTAAAGAAGAATATAATGTTTTGCATATCAATCGCTCAAATAAACCAGAATTCATGACAAAACGTATGAACTTACCTGAAGTCGATGAAGAAAAAGTTGTTGCGCCATGGGAAGAAATCAAAGCTACGAATAAACCTTTACCTAATCTCGAAAATAAAGCCTGCATTGGAGGTCTCGACTACGCGTTAGTTCGAGATTTTGCCAGTGTGGGCTTATTGTTTAGAGATAATGACGAGTATTACTGGTTAACACATTCGTTTATCAGACGTGAATTTTTAGAAACAACACATCTTGAGCCTCCGATTGAGCAATGGGCAGATGATGGTTTATTAACAATCGTTGATGATGACGTCATTGATATTTCATACATTGTTAATTGGTTTTTACAACAACAAAGTAAATACAATTTAACGAAAGTCATATCAGATAACTTCAGAACAGATATTGTTAGACGACCATTTGAAGAGGCAGGGATTCCATTAGAAGTGATTAAAAATCCAACTGCTATACATGGTTTGCTCGCACCTAGAATTGACACCATGTTTGCTAAGAAACAAATTACCTTTGGGGACAATCCATTGATGAGATGGTTCACAAACAATGTGGCAGTCAAAATGCAGCCAGATGGTAGTAAGAAATACATCAAAAAGATGAAGTTAGACGTAAAACTGATGGTTTCCATGCCATGTTACACGCACTTTATCGTGCAGATGAGATATTAGAGTATGATCAACCGTTTATCATGGCAGATATTAGCTTTTAGGAGGTGGGATTTTGAGTATATTCGACAGAATTATGGGCAGGAATGAAGCAATCGAATTTAGTTATGATTTTGAATTGTTACATGAGACGTCACACAAAGCTTACATAAAAAAGTGGGCATTAGATACGTGTATAAATCATATAGCTAGAACAATTAGTCAAACTAAATTTGAAATTATTGATAGTGAAAGTAAAGATACATCTTCGACAACGCACTATAAATTGAATGTTAGGCCAAATACTGATGAAAGTGCTGCAACATTTTGGCAAAAGGTAATACGAAAGTTGATTTATGATAATGAAGTGTTAATTGTTGTTACTGATTCAAAGGATTTAGTTATTGCAGATGACTTTGTGAGAGAGGAATACGCACTCTATGATGATATATTTGACCACGTCATAGTACGTGAGTTCGAGTTTGAACGTTCATTTAGAATGAGTGAAGTGATATACCTTGAATACAACAATGAAGCAATTACAAATATGTTATATGGCTTGTTTAATGATTATGGTGATATCTTTGGTCGAATGATTAAGTCTAATTTAATGAGTAACCAAATTAGAGCTACCTTAGGAATGGAGGCTAATACACCATTAACCAATGCAAGCAACGAGGACATGCAGAGATTTATTAATAATGCATATAAAGCATTTGAAAATAATGACATAGCTATTGTTCCAGTTCAAAAAGGTTATAAGTATGAAGAACATACATCTAGTAATACAAAAAACACATCACAAATCGATGATATGGCTAAAGTACCTAACCAGTTACTAAGTTATGTTGCTAGAAACTTAGGAATACCAGTTGGATTGATTAATGGAGATACGGCAGATATAGAAGCAATGACTGATAATTATATGAAGTTCTGTATCAAACCGATTATTGAAAAAATAACCGATGAATTGAATGCTAAATTGTTTAGCGAACGAGGATATAAAGAAGGTAAAAGAATTAAAGCTATAAGTATCGACCAAAAAGGACCACTTGAAGTGAGTGAAGCAGTAGACAAACTCATTGCAAGTGGTTCTTTCAATAGAGATGAAATTCGAGTGCTTACAGGTTTTGAGCCTATCGGAAGTGAAGATATGCAGAAGTTTATTATCACTAAAAACTATCAAACTGTAGATGAAGAATCTACAGGTAATGAAGGAGGTGATATAAATGGCGAATAACGAAATCGACATCTACGGATTGATTGATAGCGCAACAATTGAAGGTATGACAATTAGTCCACAATATGTGCGTGATCAATTAAAAGCTATGGGAGATGTTGATGAAGTCATTTTGAATATTAATAGTAATGGTGGCGATGTTTTCAGTGGTGTAACGATTTACAACATGTTAAAACGTTTTGATGCTCACATCACAGTTAATGTTGATGGCCTTGCTGCAAGTATTGCTTCTGTGATTGCAATGGCAGGCGACACCATTAATATGCCGGGTAACGCCATGTTAATGGTACATAATGCTTGGACGATTGGTGAAGGTGATTCAAGAAGTTTTAAAAAGCAAGCGGAAGATTTAGAACGCATTAACAGTGTTGTATTTAACAGTTATGTCGATAAAAACCCTGACATAGACCATGCGATTCTTCAAGACTATATGGATGAAGAAACATGGCTAACTGCTAAAGAGGCTAAAAAATTAGGTTTAATCGACAATATTACTGAGAACTCAAGAGTTGCAGCTGCAACCACATCAACAATCTTGGGAGGTGACAAATTCATGGCTAGATACCATAACGAAGATACTAATCAACAACCAAAAGAAACAAATGATATCACTGTTGAAGATGTAATGGACAAATTAGAAGAAATTTTAGCTGAAGTTAAAAAAGGTAATGACAAAGGTTCAGACGAACCGAATAAACAAACGGAAAGTAAACCTGCAGAAAACAGTTTTGCACGTTTATTCAATATGAATATTAAATAATAAAGGAGAATTTAATTATGGCAATTGACTTAGAAAATCGAGAAGAGTTTCAAAACTCTCAACAATTATTAAAAGAGTTTTCGAATATGAGTTCTAAAGCTTCTGATGAAGAAGTGAAAGAAAAATACACAGAATATATGAATGCTTATTCTGAAGAATTAGCAAACGCTATTCGTAAAGACATGAAACAAGAACAAGGTGACAACGCAGTATTAAATGCGCGTAATGTTAACCGTTTAACTAACGAAGAAAAGAAATTCTACAACGCATTAGTTTCAGAAGACCATGTAAATACTGATACTAACTGGAAAGATGGAGAATTATTACCTGAAACAGTTGTTGATCGTATCTTTGAAGATATTGAAACTGAACACCCATTATTGAAACATATCACAATTCAACGTACTGGATTACGTGCACGTGTGATTCGTTCAGTACCAGAAGGTCAAGTTGTTTGGGGTCCAGTGTTCTCAGAAATTAAAGGTCAATTAGAGGCTTCATTCTTTGAACAAGACGTTACATTAGGTAAAGCAACTGCATTTGTTGTAGTACCAAAAGATTTAAAAGATGCAGGTGTGCAATGGGTTGACCGTTATGTACGTGCACAAATCAAAGAAGCTTTCGCAGTAGCAATTGAAAAAACTGCTATTCAAGGTTTAGGTGCTGCTAAAAACCAACCAGTAGGATTAATGAATGAAATTAATCGTACAAACGGTGCGGTATCAGAAAAAACTTCTGCAGGAACATTAACATTAGCTGATGCAGAAACATCAATTAAAGAAATTGGTAACATTATCAAAAACTTATCAATTAAAGAATACTATGATAAAGACGGTAATGTTAAACGTTCTAAAGGTGCTAGCGTATTAAATAACGTTGTTATTGCGTTAAACCCTGCAGACTATATCTACACTGGTATTGCATTCATGCAATTACACAATGGCCAATTTGTAAGTCCGGTACCATTTAACGTGACGTTCGAGCAATCTGAATTTGTACCTCAAGGTAAAGCAGTAGCATTCGATAAAACACGTTATAACTTCTATGCTGGTAGTGAAGTAATCGTTCGTGAGTTCGACCAAACATTAGCATTAGAAGATATGGACTTGTATACGGCGAAACAGTTCTTATATGCAGAACCCGATGATAACAAAACTTCATTTGTATATGATGTTGATTTCAGTTCATTCGGCGCGCCTACATCAACTGACGCTGCAGCAACTGAGCCGACAGCATAGGAGGTGTATATAATGGCCAATTATAAAGTGTTAAAAAACTACAACGATAAGCAATTAGCAAAGTCTCTTAAAGCAGGAGACAAAGTAGAAATGACAGTGAAACGTGCAGATAAAGTTGAAAAAACTTTGTCTGCGAATGGTTTTAAAGGACCTTTCTTAGAACGAGTTAGAGAATCGAAGTGATTTAAATGATTACTGATACGCATGTGGAAGAATTCAAAAATCGTAATAGAATTTTTTATGATATCGAAGATGATCGTATTAAAAACGATTTAGGGATGTCTTATGAAGATATTAAAGCAAAATGTGGGGACTTCGATATGGAACAATCCTCATTAGGTCGTGAATTAGTTTATGAACGTACAAGATATGTATTCAACGATAAACTAGAGGAATTCCACAATAATTTTTTATCTAGTATTGTTCAATTCCAAATCATGAACATGGAGGTGTCAGATGATGGCACTACAACGTAATGAATTTGTGACTGGTGGCGACATGAGAACGCCAGTTGCATTTTATAAAGCAACACCGACAGACGACTTCTTTCCTGGTGAAACTGTGGAAGAGGTCGTTTTTAAGTGTTTTGCTAATGTTTATCAACCATCACAGAAAGATTTGGACATGACGAACAATCAAGCTAGTTTAACTATGGTTACGTATCATCCTATTAATATAGAAATTACTGATGATATGTATTTTGAAATTCAACTACCTCAATATAGGAATAAAAAATACAATATTCAACAAGTCTTTGATGATACAGATAACCATAGGAACATTAAGATTATTGGGAAGATTTCAGAATGAGCGTAGACGTTAAAGGTGTTCACCAAATGCTTAGGCAGATTGGCGAAAAGTACGGAGAAGCCCAAATGCTTAAAGCTCAAGATAAAGCATTGAACAAAGGCTCTAAATACTTTGTAAGTGTGTTGAAAGCGAATTTTGAAGTGTTCCGTGATACAGGAGCAAGTATTCATGAAGTTTCAGTTACTGACCCTTATTATGTTCACGGGAAAACAAGAATGGTTAAAGTTCACTGGCATGGTTCAATGAACCGCTATGCGATTATACATTTAAACGAATGGGGAACAATTAAAAACCCAAACCCAAGAGGTAAAGGTGCAATTGCTAGAACAATGTTTATGACTGAACGACCATTCAGAGAAATTATAAAGCAATCATTGGAAGGAGACTTGTAAATGTTTGATATGTTGAAAACTTTAAAAAAATATCTATTGAACAACGTAACAATTGCTCAACATTGTACAGGTCGAATTCGAGCTTACACATATGACGAGACGGCAGATAGGTCGAATCATTATATATTGATTGACCCTCTTGTCTCCCCACAACCCGAAACCTACGCAAGTGATACTAATTTAACAACCGAATATCTATATCAAATTGATGTTCGTGGTCCTAATTATGATGTGGTTAAACTTCTACAAGAAGAGATCCGTCAAACCTTATGGTCAATAGGATTTAAACAAGTGGATGGAACTGATGAATATGACACAGATTTAAAACTGTATATGGATGCACGACGCTACCGTGGAAATCCTTATACGATAGATGGTTTAAGACATATAGATAAAAATATTTAATTGATTAGCCTTTCGTGAGAAACGAAGGGCTATTTTAATGCAAAAATTTAAGGAGGATATTTAAATGGGTAGATATAATGCCGCTACAGGTTTAGGAAAAATGTACTATGCAGTATTACAAGAAGAAAGTGATGGAACAGTTAAAACTTCAGGTATTAAAGAAGTTGATTATGTTCAAGAGCTTTCTATTGAATTTGGTGAAGAATTAGAAAAAGCTTATGGTTCTAACAAGGTTGCTGAAATTGCAAAATCAGCAGGTGAAACACAATTATCTTTAACTTTCCATAAGTTACCAATTGATGTTCAAAAAGACTTATTAGGATTAATTGAACACGAAACAAATAAATCAGTTTATGGCTTTGGTAAATCAACTGGTATTACTTATACAGCCGTAGCTATCCCACGTACAATGGAAGATGGCTCTCAAGAGTGGTTTGGATTATCAAAAGGTGTATTCACACGACCAAACAAAGAAGGACAAACTAAATAAGATGGTGTTGAATTCGGTTCAGATGAAATCGAAGGTCAATTCATGGAACGTAAAGTTGATGGATTCGATGAAGAGTTAGCAGTGGTTATGGCTTACGATGACCAAGGCAAAACTGAAGGTCGTGACACGATTTTCAATTCAATCTTCGGTAAAACGTTTGATACGGTTCAAACAACAGCTGAACCTTTAAGTACATCAACATCTTCTGATAGTACTGCAAGTGAATCTACTACAGATGCAGAAGCAACTGAACCAACAGCATAATTGATTTATAGACGACTTCTGTCGTCTATTTTTGTATACAAAAATAAAAACTAATTATTCGGTCTAAAAGAAAACCCGATGAAAAGGAGAATATAAATTATGGCAGTTAAAAAATTTATTGAATTATATGATGAAAATGGAGAAGTAAAAAAATATCATGCACCTGCTTTTATTAAAGGTAGTGTTGCACGTAAAGGTTTCAATTTAGGTAAGGAATTCCAAAAATTAGAACAAGATGGCGGCGAATTTGACGATAACTTACTAGACAAATTATATAGCTTTATCGCAAATGATTTATATGATGGTCAATTCACTGCAGAAGAGTTTGAAGATGGGATTGATGCTCGTGAAGTTATCACGGTTGCAATGGAACAATTAGGCGGTATCTTAGGTGACGAGGGAAAGACAACGAAATAGACGACTCTCGTTTAAAGCCCGAAGATTTCACTTATGAAAAACAATCAGAATATCTTGATACGCTGTATAAAGAGTTGATGGAAAATGGTTGGAAAATGCCTGAGATTGACAACACAGATATTTATCAGTTACTTCGCATTATGAATAATAAGAAGAAATCTAAAACGAAGAAAGTTGGTAAGAACGAGAGCCTAATTGGAGCTATAACAGGTAAAGACCCTAGAGCTTCAAGCTAGGCTCTCTTTTTTTATTTCTAAAGAAAGGAGAGTGAGTTGAATGGCAGATGAAATTAAAGGTTTTACGATTGATTTAGGCCTAGATACATCAGATATTGATCGCGGTATGGCCAATTTAAAGCGTAAGTTACAAACTACTGATGCAGAAATGAAAAAGAACCTTTCAAGTTTCGATAAAGCCGAAAAATCAGTAGAAAAATACGAAACTGAAATTGAAGGACTTAACAAAACACTTACTCAACAAGGTAGAGCGAGTGAACAATCACAGAAGAAGTTAGATCAGTTAAGACGTGCACAAGAAACCATGTCAGATAAGCTTGAAGAATCAGCACGTAACGCTCAAAAAGCTAAAAAAAGTTATGAGACCTTAGCTGATTCTTATGACAAGTTGAACAATGAGTTGAAAGAACATAAAGCAAATGTTCAGTCTGCTCAAGTATCACAGAAAGAAATGCAAAATACTGTTACAGCATTAAGTGCCAAAATGAAAAATGCTAAAAGCTCTGTCGACAATTTGCAAAATGAATTCAATGAATTAAGTAAGTCAGGTAAAGCAAGCAAACAAGAGCTAACGGCATTAGGCAATCAGTTAACTAAAGCTAAAACACAATATGTAAGTCTTTCAAAATCTGTAGATAGTGCTAAACGTGATTTAAATGAGTCTAAAATAGCAACGGCCAACGCTAAGAATGAATTACAAAATTTTAGTAAAGCAAATCAACAAGCGATGGCAAGTGCAAAATCTGCAATGGATACGGCTAAGAAAGAAGCAAACGCAGCAGAACAATCTTATGCTAGTTTAAATCGTGAAGTTGGTCAACTACCCGCGAAATTAGACAGAGCTGAAAAAGAAGTTTATCAACAAGCATTGGCTTACAACGTTCTACAAAATAGAATAGATGAAACAACATCAGAAATGCGAGAATTTCATAGAGAACAAACAAAGTTCTTTGGCATGGGACCTGCATTAACAGCTATGGGTCAACGTTGGGAAGAAGTCAACGCTAAAATAAATAAAATAGGTAATAGCTTTAGAAACGTCGGTTATGTTGTGAATGGTATAGGCTTTGGTGGTTTAATATCAAATATTAGTACCATCATTCCAATAGCGGGAAGTGCTGTAAGTGCGTTGTCTGGTATTGGTGGCGCTGCAACTGCTGCTGCAGGTGGTGCTATTGGGCTTGGTGGTGCTTATGGTGTTGCGCTAGGTGCAATAACTGCATTTAGTGGCCAAGCTACAACTGCGTTGAAAATGCTTGAAGATGGTGAACTGAGAGCAACTGCAGAAGTTAGAAATTACCAGTTAGTTTTAAGTAGTTTGCAAAATCAATGGAAAGGTTTAGTACAAGCTAATCAAGCAGATATCTTTAATACTATGGCTAATGGTATTAATATCGCTAAGATTGCGTTAACTAGACTTACACCATTCATTTCAAAAACAACAAGTCAAATAGCTCAAGCATCTGCTAGAATGCGTGATTGGGTTAACTCATCTAATAATGCATACAATGCATTCAAACTCATTAATAATATAGGTCCGCCGATATTCCAAAACTTATTAAATGCAGCAATGAAAGTGGGAGACGGTATCACCCACATGTTTACACAGTTTGGACCATTATTTACATGGACAGGTAAAGGTATTGAAAGTCTAGCTAATAAATTTAATGCTTGGGCAAATAGCACAAGTACAGATAAAGGTATAGCTCAATTCATTCAATACACTAAAACGAACTTGCCAATTGTTGGTCAAATTTTTGGTAATGTGTTTAGTGGGATTATCAGTTTATTTAGTGCTTTTAGTGGTCATTCACATAATGTGCTAGTAGGCATGCAAGGTGTGACACAATCGTTTAAAGATTGGGCGGCGAACTTAAAAAACACAGAAGGTTTTAAAAACTTCTTAAAATACTTAGAGTCGAATGGTCCAGTTGTTTGGCAATTACTTAAAAATATTGGATCTATTATTGTAGGATTAATTAAAGGTATGGCACCAGTTGGCGCAGTAATGTTAAGAATAACTACTGCATTGACAGGGTTTATCGCTAAAGGTGCTACGGCTAACAATACAATGGGACTAATGACAGGTGTCTTAACAGCCGTCGGTGGTGCATTAGCTGCAATTCTACCAATGTGGGGAGTATATAGAACAGTAGTTGGTGGCGCCTCGTTGGTAACAGGTGCATATAATGCTATAGTAAATGTAACTAAAACTTCGATGGCTATTTGGACAGGTGTTACACGAGCTCTTGCATTAGCACAAATATTAAATGCTAGAAACACTTCATTAGCAACCATAATGACAGGTAAATATTCTATTGCTACAAAAATGGCAGCGTTAACTACTCGAGGTTTGGGTCTAGCTATTAGGTTTATGACAGGTCCAATCGGTATAGTTATTACTGCTATTAGTGCTTTAGTCGCAGGTATTATATATCTATGGAAAAACAATGAAACTTTTCGTAATTTCGTTATCTCTGCTTGGAATGCCATAAAAAACACTGCTATATCTGTGTTTGGATTCCTTAAACCTTACATCATCGGTGTTTGGAATGGTATAAAAACGGCATCAATGGTTATATGGGGATTAATGAAAACAGCAGCCACATTAGCATGGAATGCTATTAAGATGTCCGTACTACATCCAATTCAATCATTAAAACTAGTTATCACTACAGTATGGAACGCGATTAAAATAGGTGCAGTGCTTGCATGGACTGACATCAAGACTGCGGTTATGTTAATAATTCAAGGTTGGCTTACTGCCGTTAAAATTTACTTCGGTATGTGGAAGACAGTCATCACTGCAGTGTGGAATGGTATTAAGTATGTATCAATTGCGATTTGGAATGTCATAAAAAACGGTGTGATGGCGATAATTCGAGTTTGGTTTACTATGATGAAAGCGTCCTTTGCCATGTGGAAAGCCGTAATTACTGCGGTATGGAATGCAATTAAAACTGTTTCAATAGCGATATGGAACTCTATTAAGAATAGTGTATTAGCTATCATTCGTGCTTTTATTGCAGGAGCAAAAGCCATTATTGGCGGTTTAAAGGCATTTGTTACAAGCGCTTGGAATGTCATTAAAAGTGTCTCAATTCGAATATGGAATGCTATAAAAAACAGTGTGATTGGAGCAATTCGTGCACTTTCAAATAGCGTTCGTAAAATCATTAGCGCTTTAAGAAGTTGGATTATAGCAGCGTGGAATTACATTAAGAATAAAGTCGTTGCATTAGCAAAAGCTTTAGGTGCAGGTGTAAAAAGAGCTTTCACAAGTTTATCAGGTATAGTTAAAAAGATATTTACTGGTATTCGAAACTTTACAGTCAAAGTATGGACTTATATTAAGAATAAGGTTATTGCTTTAGCTAAAGGCCTTTATAATGGTGTAAAACGTGCGTTTACAGGTACATGGAACTTTGTGAAACGTGTATTTAATAATATTAAAAATTTCTCTGTTAAAGTATGGAGTTATATTAAAAACAAAGTGGTTAGTTTTGCTAAAAGTTTATATAACGGTGTCAAACGTAACTTTACATCAACTTGGAATATCACTAAATCAATCTTTGGTAAACTACGTGGTTGGCTTACTAAGACTTGGAAAAACATCAAAAATTCTGTGGTGAATTACGCTAAAAATCTTTGGAGTGGCGTAAAAAATACATGGAACCGTTTAAAAAGTGGTACAAGTAGCACGTTCAGTAGAGTGAAAAGTGATACGATTTCTAAATGGAAAGGTATAAAAAATTCTGTAACTGGTCTTGCAAAAAGTTTATGGAGCAGTGTTAGAAATACATTTAGAAATATGGCCAGTGGATTAAAAACATTGATTGGTAGAATCAAAGGTCATATCGGTGGTATGGTCAGTGGAGTTAAAGGCGGATTAAATAAATTAATCAAAGGTGTTAACTGGGTAGCCGGTAAATTGAGTATGGATAAATTACCTTATATCAAGTTACACACTGGTACGACTTCAACTCATACACAAAATGTTGTAACTAACGGGAAAATAAACAGAGATACTCTTGCTACTGTTGGAGACAAAGGACGTGGAAATGGTCCAGGTGGTTTCCGTCATGAAATGATTCGTTATCCTAATGGAAAAACTGCAATCACACCTAATCGAGATACTACAGCTTATTTACCTAAAGGTAGTTCAGTATTAAATGGTAAACAGACACACTCTATATTAAAAAATAATCCTCAATTCTCAACTGGAACATTACCGCGTTTTGCAAATGGTACAGGTTTCAATTTGCTTGGTGGAGGTAAGAAACCTAAAAAACACAAGCACGGAGAAAATGTAGTTGGTGATGTTATAGGGAATGCTAAAAAAACTGCAGGTAACGTTGGTAAACAAGCCAGTGCTATCACAGGTAAGGTTGTTAAAAGCGGGAAAGCTATTGTAGATAAAACACTTGAAACTGCAGGTAAAGGTAAAGACTGGCTTAAAAAATCTGTTGGTGATGTGTTGGACTACATTGAACATCCTAAAAAATTACTTGATAAAGTGCTTCAAGGTTTTGGTATTAGTAAGGATAGTTTCGGTATAAGTAAGGCCGCTGAATTACCATACAATATGATGACCGGTATGTTTAAAAAACTTAAAGAAGCTGCTACTAAAAAAATTGGCGAATGGCTAGAAGATAGTGGTGGAGGAGACGGTGGTTACATTGACTTATCCAAAGGTATCAACTTTGGATTTGCAAGAACTGCTGCTGAAGCTGCAAGAGCAGGTTACCCATTCCCTCGACCGCATCATGGTTTAGATATTAACTATAAACATGACAAAGTCTACTCAACGATGTCAGGTACTGCTCGAGCTTTCAAAGGCTGGAGTGGTGGTTTTGGTAACCATATGGAAGTAACCAACGGTAATGTTAAGTCTATCTATGGTCACTTGCACAAACTAGCATTTACAGGTACTAAAAAAGTACATCCAGGAACCTACTTAGGTATATCAGGTGGTAGTCCTGCAGAAGACGGACAAGGTGCAGGGAGCTCTACTGGACTTCATTTACACTATGAAATGCAGTGGGGTGGAGTAGCAAAAGACCCTACAAGTTGGTTGAAAAAACATAATGGTGGCGGCGGTGGAGGTCAAAATAAGGCTGCTTCCAAATGGAGAGGTGATATTCGACGTGCCGCTAAACGCATGAAAGTAAATCTTTCAGGAAGAGAATTGAATGGTATCATCACTCAAATTCAACGTGAGTCAAATGGTAATGCAGGTGTTACTCAAGGTAATATTGGTGATATAAACAACTTACGTGGTACACCTGCACAAGGATTACTTCAATATGTGCCTAGTACATTCAGAAGTTATGCAGTAAGAGGTCATAAAAATATTAAAAATGGTTACGATCAATTATTAGCATTCTTCAATAACTCAAATTGGCGTAGAGATTTACCTTACGGACGTTCAGGTTGGGGGCCTAGTGGACATCGTAGATTTGCTACAGGAGGCTTAATCAAAAATGCAGGTTGGTATAACATCGCAGAAGGTGGATACCCTGAATGGGTAATACCAACTGATCCAAACCGTCGCACAGACGCTATGAAATTACTAGCGCTTGCTGCAAAAGATATTCAAGGCTCTAATTCAAAAGGGAACAAACGTCCTAGCGCATTTAGTGGTAAAACTGTATCAAGTAATACCAATGATACTGAATTGTTGCTTAAAATGATTGAGGGACAACAACAACAGATTTCAGTGCTTATGGAATTAGCACGAAGTAACCAAGCTATTGCTGAAAAAGATTTCAACCCTTCAATTGATCAATATGCACATGAAAGACAAGTGTTTAATAGCATAGAAAAATACGAAAGGCAGAAATCAAGAAAAGCAAATTTTAAACCAATGGGAGGTTAGATAATGCTTGATACAATAAAAGTAAATGATAAAACACTTCCATGGTTGATTGTTGAAAGAGGGTTTGAAATACCCTCTTTTAATTTTGCTATTGAAAGTGAAGAAATAGCTGGGAGACCAGGAAGCATTGTAAAAAGTAGAAATTTAAAAGAATATCGTTTTGAATTGCCACTCATTATTCGTAATGATTACATTTCACATGGTGGTATGAAAAATATTAAGGATATAACAAATGAAGTAGTAAGATTTTTAAACTATGATGAGCCAGTCAAATTACAATTTACGTCTCAAGATTGGTATTGGAATGCATATATTGAAGGACCTATTGAATTAAACAAAGACCGTATCGGCTTTTGGTCATTTAAAATAAACGTTGTATTAGCAGACCCATACAAATACGCAGTCGAAGGTACAAAAAACACGGCTATTTCAGACCAAGTTAGTGTGGTTAGTACAGGTACGGCAGATAGTCCAGTTATCGTACAAGCAACAGCACTAAAAAATGCTAGTTACTATATGATCACTAAAAATGATGAAGATTACTTCATGATTGGCGATGATGATTTAGATAAACCAGTAGAGGACTACACCCCAACGCTTTGGGATAATGAAATGCGTAATTTTACAGGTTGGACGAAACAGACAGCAGGTACAAATATAGACGGGTACACTGGAGGCACAACGGGTGGAGGTATGGAGCTTGCTAGTTCTAAAGATTCATTTGTATTGAAACAAGATACAATCACTGCCACATCAGGTTGGAACGGTGCAGAGTATAAACATAGTTTTGGTAAGTCGGCACAAGATTTTGTATCCACAATTAAACTACACTTGAATCAAAAGAAAAAAGGTTCAACACATTGTGCACAATACCTTTATGATACAGATAATCGCTTAATTGCAAGCATAGGATATCGAAATACTCGTTCTAGTCAAGCGATTGGTAGCATTGTAATTACGCTATTCGACCAATTAGGTGTACAAAAGAAAATTTATGAATATGGTAATTTACCAATGTTCTATAAATGGGATGATTTAGTATTGTATATTCGTTTAGAACGTTCAGGTACAACATTTAAAATCAAAACTTGGAAATATAAAGAAGTCGAGTATCCTAAACGTGTCATTCCAGTCGATGTGCATGAGAAACAATGGGAAGACAGTGGTAAGTTTTACCAACGTCCTATTGCAGCAGTTAGCATTTACACTGCAAAGAATGGTACGAATTACCACATGCCAACATACATTTTAGGTAGCTATACACATGAGAAGTTACCTAGACCACCTAAAGCTCGGGATATGATTATTAAAAAAGGTGATGTGATTAACATCAATATGCAAGATAAGACAGTAACGATTAATGAAGATCCGTCACTTGATTTAAAAACATTTGGTAGTGACTTCTTTAATATTAATAGTGGCTATAATGAATGTTTAATTTATCCAGAAAAAACATTTGACACTACCGTTTATTGGCAAGATAGATATTTATAAGGAGGTGACGAATTGAAACATACAGGGATTCATATTTTAGATTTTAATGACAAAATCATTGATTATATTAGTCGTGATGACGGTGCGTTATTAAATGCAGTGATGAGTACCAACGCCGAAGAAAAATCAGAAACATTCGATTTCACAATGTTAAATGATCGTGCTGAACATTTGCGTGAACGTAATCGTATTATTGCACAAGATAATAACGGTATTTATCGTGAATTCATCATCTCTCATGTGGTAGATAACTTTGATGGTACAACTGATGTAGAAAGTAATGCATCATACCTAGAAGATATTGATAAATCACGTCCAATAAAACCTGGACAATATAAGGCATACAGTACATCACAAGCCTTAAATGAAACGCTACGTAATACTGGTTGGGAACTGTCAGATGACACTGAACATGGTGGTATGAGAACAACCAGTTGGACATCTTATTCAACACCATATGAAGTTATCAACATGTTATGCACAACATACGGTATGGTGGCAGATTATTCCATTGAACTCGGTTCACATACAGTTGAGCATAGATATGTAACACTTAAGAAACCATATAGCTTATTTAAAGGTAAAGAGATTACTAAAGGTAAAGACTTAACTGGTATGACTAGAACAGTTGATATGTCAGAAGTACGGACTGCATTATATGCGATTGGTCCTGAAAACGACACTGGACAACGATTAGAAAAAATAGTTACAGATGATGACGCTCAGGCACAGTTTGGATTGCCTGGGCGTTATTTATGGAGTGTATATGAGCCTGAATCAGACGATAGTAATATGACTGATGAGCGTTTAACCACACTCGCTAAAACAGAATTAAATAAACGTAATAAATCGGCAATCAGTTATGAAATTACTTCCACAGACATCCATAAACATTATCCTGAAATGGTCGTTTCGCTACACGACACTGTGCGTATTAAAGATAGAGATTTCAGACCACCACTTTATATTGAAGCAGAAGTCATTGGTGTTGATTATGATTTACTTCAAGATGAAAGTAGTTATAAATTCGGGAATGTGGTTGAATATGAAGAAAGTAGTTTACGAGATATATTCAATAAAAAACTTGCCGATATAAGTAAGAAATTGAATGATAACGTAACGAATATGAATACAATTGTTAATGATGTAGTTGCAGGCCAATTAGAATACTTTGAACGTAAGATAATTAAACAAGATACGCCACCAGAAAATCCGGTTAACGATATGCTTTGGTATGATACGAGCAATCCTAATGTTGCAGTATTAAGAAGATACTGGAATGGAGAATGGTTAAATGAAACTGTTGATGACGTTGAGAAAATCGGAGGTATTACGAGAGAGAAAGCTCTACTAAGTGAATTACAAAACACATTTGCCAACCTTTCAATTCAACATAGTAAGATATTGAATGATACAAACGAAGTATTAAACAGTGAATACTTGGTTGATACAGATCTTAAAAACAAACTTCAAACTGAAATTAATAATATTGATGAAATCTATCTAAGTATTCAAAGTGATTTAAACGCTATGACTCCAGATACTGCTACTATTGGTGCTTTAATAGATGTTCAAAGTCAATTTAGTTCCTATAGACAAAAATTACAAGATTTATATAAAGCTATGCGTGACGCTCAAGTTTCGGCAGATAAACGATTGCAGTTACTTCAATCCCAATATACTGATGAGAAGTTTAATGACGCATTGAATAAAGTGGCTGCTAAATTTGGGTTAACTATTGATGAAAATAACAATATGGTCGGCACACCAGATGTTATAGAAAAAGCCGTTCAAGCTTCACGTGAAGATACAGAAGAACAGTTAAAGTCTTATGTTAGAAGTGTTGAGTATGAAACAGACCAAGAAGGTATTGTAGAACGTTTAGATACGTCAGAAACAGAAAGACAACAATTAAGTGATCAAATTTTAGATAGAGTCACAAAAGAAGAGTATGACAACGAGACGACTAAAAGACTATCGACTACTAAAGCTGAAACCTTAACTGAAAGTGAACAAATATCTCAACGTGTTTCTAAAGATGTATTTGATGAAAGTAGTAAAACTTTAAATAGTGTTGTTTCACAAATTATTAATAATACAACCACAGGTATCTCACTTTCTTATGATGATAACGGTAATATCCAGTCAAGTTCTATTGGTCCAAACGGTATTAATCTGAATGGCGATAAAGTCGACATCACAGTTAATAAAGACTTTAATTTGGTTACTCAAACTTTAAATAATAAAGTTGGTAAAGATGAAGTTGTAAACCGATTAAACCTATCTAAAGAAGGATTAGATATCAATGTAAATAATTTAGGTATTCGAGGTGGAAACAACTCTGAATATATAGATATTCGTAATACTTCTATATTATCTTATGGCTCATTCACTCGTACGTGGGCAAACGTCACAGATACTGCAAAACTGAAATTTGTATGAATAAAGGTACTATACAGGTATCTAATACAACGACTGGTTATAACTTGTATTTAACTGAAAAAGGACTTTCTACCATGCTTGCAGGTGCTGGAGATGAAACGGCTGGTACTTTAGAATTTCATTCACAACGATACAATGAAACTTCACGTGGTGTGACATTACATTCCACATATGGTGCGGTTGCATTAGCGAGTGATAACAGTCGTGTTATTTTAGATTCAAACTTAACTGTTAACATAGAAAGTCAAACAAGCTCAGTCTATATCAGACCGATGAAAGATAATCGTATTGGTACAAATGAATTTAGATTTTGGGTTAAAAACAATGATACTGGTGCAGATACTGATGGTGTTCTATCTTATGGTTTGATTACAGATAAGAATAACAGTCCTTATGACTTCGGTTCGGGTATACGTTTTGATAAGTCACCAAAATCTAACTATGTATACGCTACTGATAAAGACGGAAATATTGGTACTGGTGACTTTTATGGTCGTAATATATTAGGGGATTGGTTTGCTAAAGGTGATAACTGTTATGCAAAAGTAGATAATGAAGTTAGAATTACTGACAAACTTGGTTATAATAACGGAAATTATAATTTAAAGGGACTTGCAGCAAACGAAATTAGAGCAGGATCTATTCGTACAGTTAGTGGTAACTTTTATATAGGCGTTTCCACAAATGAATTACGTGTAACGAATAACCTACTTTATAACGGTGGGGACATTGGATATAAAGATGTTCACAGTTATAACGTAATTGCAGAAAAAGACCTTATAGCAAAAGGGGATATATATTATCAGGGTAAAACTAAACTTGCGTCATCAGAAAAATTCAAAAAAGATATAAAAAAATGGGAAACAAATGCAACGAATTTATTAAAAGCCACTCAATTATATGAATACAAATATATACATGATGAAGATCAAGAAACACATCATGGTGTCATTATAGAGAGAGAAACGCCAAATCATATAATTTCTAATGACGCATTAAGTATTAGCACTGATGAAATGTTATTTACAACCACAAAAGCTTTACAAGAACAAATTGAACGTAATGATAAATTAGAAAACAGAATTAAAATACTGGAGGATAAATTAAAATGAATGAATTAAGAGAAGTAGGAACTATTACTTATGAATATAAAGGCAAATCAAAGATTGAAAGATATTGGAGAGACGATATAGATGATCAAATCTATATAGGGTATGATTCAATAGAGTCTACAGACTTTTCAATGCCGTCTCCAACAGGAAAGTATTTACCAAATTTAAAAGATGGATTTGAACTAAACGCTAAATTAACACATGAAGTCAAGTCACCTAAACCTAGAGAAAATGGGTATCAACAATACCATTTATATTTTGAAATAGAAAATACAGAATTGAAAGGTCAAGGTAGCTTTGAAATAGGATTGAATTATGACGGAGGATATGCACAAGAAGAATCATTTTTTGGCGCCTATACTATAATAACGGAGGAATAAATCAATGGAAAATAAAAATCAAGGATTACAAGCTAATCCACAACTTACAATTAATTATCTTACGCAGGAAGTAGCAAAACTTACACAAGAAAATGCAATGTTAAAAGCAATCATACAAGAACAAAATCAAACAAATCAAAGTGCTGAGGAAGAGTAATCCTTAGCACTATTTTTATACACAAATATAGGAGGAATCGATTATGGCAAATGAAGTAGTAAACAAAAAAGAAAATTATATTTTGGTACAAGTAGACAGTGAGGGTATAGAAAATACACTCAGTATTGACTATCGTGGGCAATTCTTCCCAAGCACTAACACATCTGCAGCATATAAGATTGATGAACAAGAGAAAGCAGAAAAACTCGCTCAACGTCTTAACAGTTTAAATGAATTGAATTATGAATTTGGTATAGCAAAAGAATTGTTGACTATTAAAGTAGCTAAACAAGTTATTGACATTACTTATACTGTCGCAGAATAGGAGTGAATTTATGAAAAAAACATATTTTGATTATATCCACAAAGTGATACTTTACATGGGCGTTGGACTACTTATGTTCGAAAGAGGTTTCTTTTGGACAAAAGAACAAGAAGATATATTAGATGATTCACAATTCTATATAGCACTTCATAACATCATGCCTATTTGGGTATGGGGGATTTTTGGTATGGTATTTAGTTTAATGCTAATTATTGCTCCTTTTTTCTTACCTAAAAGGGAGATGAATCATACATTTAATTACTTAATCATGATTGGTGGTGCAGGTAATGGTTTGTTCTACTTCTTAATGACATCAGCAAGTATATTTCACGCTATTAATTGGCTTTCGCCATTACAATTTTCGACGCTTGCAGTATTAAACTTTATTATTTGCGTGCTTGGAGTGATCGGCATTGTCCGAAAACGATGAAAAATATGTATTACGTCATGAGTGGGAACGTAGTACAGGTAAGATTTATGAACGAATTAATGAGAATGACAAAAAACAAACAGAGGCAATTAATAGTTTAAATAATAAAGTGGATAAGCAAACTTTAATACAAGAACAAACCTATGAATCGCAAAAGAAACAAGAAAGTCATTTAGAAAAAATAAGTGATAAAATGACAGGTTTTGTTTCAGAAGTAAACGATTTAAAATACAAAGTTAAAGGTCATGATGATCAGTTAGAAAGTTTTGGTCAGATTATAAGTAAAAAGCAATCGTTCAATGTGGGTATAGCGACAGCAATTGTTGGTGGTGTGTTTAGTCTACTCACTGCAGCAGTTGGCCTCGCACCAATATTATTTAAGTAAAGTCGGCGCATCGCGTCGGCTTTTTATTTTACTCAAAAGGAGATAATCAAATGACTTCAGATAAATTAAAACAATATATTGGCTTATTTGGTGGTATATTAGGTGCTTTATACCTTGCATTAAAAGCGAGTGGTATCGAAGTTCCTTTTTTAATGCCCGAAAAGTTAGACGCATGGCAAAATTTCGCTACGTCAATAGTACCTTTTGTAATTGCGATATATGGCGTCTATAAAAACACATATGTTATTCACTCGCATTCAAAAGCACAAGAAGAATACTTAAAAGAAAATAATTTAAAATAGGAGTGTTATAAATGGCTACAGAGAATTGGAAAGGTGTTAAAGTAAGATATCAATTACTAACAAAAGGAACGCGCCGATATGGAGAAACAATGGACGGCGGAAAACCACAATTTATCGTTGCACATGATACAGGTAACATCAACACAACTGCACAATCAAATGTGACTTACTATGAGAATACTTATAATATACCTTGGAACAGTGTAGCTAGCGCGCATATATTCGTTGATGATAAAGAATGTATCATTTGTATACCGACGACAGAGAAGGCTTGGCACGTGCTTTATGATGCGCCTACAGACAACCTTTTGTACAACAAAGACGCTAACGATGTAGCGATAGGTGTCGAAATATGTTACTTCAGTGATAGAGAACGTAGTAAAAAAGCGTTAGACAATGGTGCTAGAGTGTTAGCATATCTTGCGGAGTATTGGCATATTGATTACAAAACTAGAATGCCAGGACATCAAGATATTCAAGCAGATAAACAAGACCCAGGAAACGCATTAGAAGCGTCTGGTTATGGCAGAAATACATCAAATCTCGATAAATTAATAGCTAAATACTACAAACAAAACGTAAAGGTTAAAGCTACACCAGTGAAAGTAGAAAAAGGTGCGACATCATTTACACGTGATGAATTCGTAAAATGGTTAAAATCTACAGAAGGTAAGCAATACGATTATGACTTGTACGCAGCTTTTCAATGTTTCGATTACGCAAACGTAGGTTGGGATAAATTATTTGGTCATGGACTTAAAGGTAATGGAGCCAAAGACATTCCTTTTAATGTTTATAATAAAGATAAGTTTAAAAATGAGGCTACAGTATTCAAAAATACACCTAGCTTTTTAGCTAAACCAGGCGATTTAGTCGTTTGGGGAGAACAAATGGGCGATGGTTGGGGTCATGTTGCTTGGGTCGTTGAGGCAACACTCGACTACATCATTGTACTTGAACAAAATTGGCTTGGCGGTGGATGGACAAGTGGACCAATCAATAATGGAACCGGTTGGGAAACGGTCACACGTCGTAAACACGAATACGACACGCAAATGTGGTTTATACGTCCTAAATTTAGTAACAAGAAAATAGAATCTAAATTACTCAAGAAATCGAAAGAGAAAAAGAAAGAAAAACAGATCACATGGAATTGGAAAGGTAGATTTACTACTAATACAACAATCAAAGTAAGACGTAGTCCAAGCTTGAAAGGTTCTGTCGTACCAAGTTCTGATTGGTTATTAGCTAATCAATGGGTAGATTTTGTGAGTATTACTAAAAAAGATGGTTATTGGTGGGCGAAATTCAAATATCCTACTAATCCATCATCAGGATATTTCTATTGTGCGTTATGTAAAATAACAGACAAACAAGAAAAAATTAAAAATGAGAAGTATTGGGGTTCCATTAAGTGGAAATGATATGTTAGCATAATTAAAGAGTTTTTATTAATATAATCACAAAGAACTCTAATAAAAATACGCACTTTTCCTTTCAATCAAGGGTAGTCCTAGCGACTGCCCTATTTTTTTATGTAAAAATTTAAATAAAAAACTTGTAACGTAAACAACTGTGCAGTATAATTGTATTTGTAAGTTAGTTAATGACTTACAAACCACCATGAAAGGAGGTGGTTGATTTGGACGACATCATAAAAATGCTGATGCTCATCGTACTTGCTACAGTACAAAGAACACCAGCAATTATAAAACAACTAAGAAAATGGCATCTAGATTATCTTAAAGCCAAGAAAGATAATCAGAAAAATGATTAATCCAACAGGGGCAAAAGCCCCTACCTCTTTTCATGGTTATTATATTACAGATAGGTGATGAATTCAAATGAATATCATTTTTAAAGTAATGCTTTTAATATTTATTTTATTATTGCCCGAGATAATTAAGTTTGCAAGAATCCAACATATGAAAAAATTAGGGTATAGATATGAAGGTGAAGAACTTGTCAGAATACAAGAAAAAAATAATTGAATTGATTGAAAGTGATATAACAGGATATAAAATATATAAAGCTACTGGTGTATCACAATATGTACTATCACAATTAAGGCAAGGCAAACGTGATGTAGATAATTTAACCTTAAACACTACTGAAAAGCTATACGAATATCAAATTAAAATAGAGGAAAATAATCAGTAATATGCTATAATATAACTAATAACGATAACGTCTTTATGACGGTACTATATTCTAATGCCACATTCTAAATGAATGTGGTTTTTTTATGAATTTAATCGAAAAAAAGACAATTTAGGGTTTCTTCACTGTTAAATAAGTGATACATTTAATTTGTGGTATAATTCCCCAATTATCCACACTCATAAAATCACCATTTTAAACGATTATTATCTTTTCTTTATGCTGGGTAGCCCGAAAGGCTACCTTTTTTATTGTACTTATTCAAAAACAAGCTATAATGAGTGTAGGGATTATTTCAATTTGCATTTAAGGTGGTCAATAGACCGCCTTATTTTTTATACATAAATTTAATTTGTACATAAAAAATATTGTGTGATATATTAAAATAGTGTTTTCTTTAGAATATATAACTGTATAAACAACCAACTAATATACTTCGTGTTGTTTTTTTGCATTATATTATTAATTGTTGTATTATATAATATGCATGTATAACCTCATATACTTTGCATTAAAGAGATAATTGTTTTAATTATCTCTTTTTTTATGTTATTATTTTTTACATGCAAAGAACTTAGCCTTACGATAATCCCTTTGTAAAACTCAAGCATGTCACTGAGTGTTATTTTCCATGCATTTTAGTAATGCAAAATTTGCGAAATACTCGTAGCCTTTAAGGTGCGAGTATTTTATTTTGCGAATTAATTACCAAAAAACAGTATTTTTATAATGTATTGTCAAAAGTAAAAATATCGTGTATATTAATATTTGAACATTCCAATGTAATTGTAGTGTTCGACTTTAAAGTGTTCTCATAAAATTCTGTTCGTTTAAAGATGCAGTCCAAGGGACTGCTCTTTTTTATATTCAATTATATACATTAATTTTAGATTACTATATTCTATTTCTAGTTAAATTATAAATGTTTTTTTATTCTCAATGTGTTATAATTATTTTTGGAGTTTCAATACTCCATCTCTCACAATAGATCTTCTGTTTAATTTATTTTAACCATACCCTTTTTGGGTGTGGTTTTTTTATTTGGAACTTGGGTCCCTAAAAAGTCCCTAAAAATCTGTTTTATATAGTGTGTTATTAGACGGCAAAATAATAAGAACCCCGTCATTATGGGATTCTTATTTTCAAAAAGTGTTTAATTTTTCGTTATTAGCCCCCTCGAAGGGAATCGAACCCCTATTCTAAGAACCGGAATCTTATGTGTTATCCATTACACTACGAGGGGTAAAGATATAAAGCTTATTTCTGTACTAAATCAATTAAAATAAGTACAATCAAAAATAGTTATTTCTAGTGTACAAAAGTATTTAACTTAACGTCAATGAACAAACTAAGCTAAAGAGCTTTATTTTTGACCATTTTTGACTTTTAGTTTAAAATTAGGATTAACAGTTATTACAAGGAGGAAATATAAATGAATTTAATTCCTACAGTTATTGAAACAACAAACCGCGGTGAACGTGCGTATGATATTTATTCACGTTTATTAAAAGACCGAATTATTATGTTAGGATCACAAATTGATGATAATGTAGCAAACTCTATCGTGTCACAATTATTATTCTTACAAGCACAAGACTCAGAGAAAGATATTTACTTATATATCAATTCACCAGGTGGTAGTGTAACAGCTGGTTTTGCGATTTATGATACAATCCAACACATCAAACCAGATGTACAAACTATTTGTATTGGTATGGCTGCTTCAATGGGTTCATTCCTATTAGCTGCAGGTGCTAAAGGTAAACGTTTTGCTTTACCTAACGCTGAAGTAATGATTCACCAACCATTAGGTGGCGCACAAGGTCAAGCAACTGAAATTGAAATCGCTGCTAACCATATCTTAAAAACACGTGAAAAATTAAACCGTATTTTAGCTGAAAGAACTGGTCAATCTATTGAAAAAATTCAACAAGATACAGATCGTGATAACTTCTTAACTGCAGAAGAAGCTAAAGAATATGGTTTAGTTGATGAAGTAATGGAACCAGAAGGTAAACAATAA